GTAAACAAGAAAAAAAATGAGAGTATCTGATTTATTACTTGAAGCCGCAGGTCCTGCTGTTGGTCGTAAGTACCAACATATTGAAGACCTTGTAGTCACCAACGGAAGTGGTGGTGGACTACATGCGATTGAACGTATGAAGCACATGGTTGATAACTATGACTCAATTGAATTGAAGTGGGACGGCATGCCAGTAGTATACTGGGGTCGTGATGAGAATGGTATCTTTAGAATGATACCAAAAAATGCATGGGCATATTTAAAAAGTGGCAAGACACAAACAAGTAGTGGCGCACCTACAGTAATGAATAGTTATAAAGATGTTTATGCGTTTATCATGGGTACAGGTAATGCTGACCCTAATGATAAAAAACGAGTTCAGTTTGCAACAAAATTTGCAAAGATGTGGCCTTACTTTGAAAAGATTAGTCCACAAAAAGGATTCTTAGAAGGTGGGTTATTATTCTATCCAGGCACTAAACCTGATGGACAAAGTGCAATGCCAGTGTTTAATAAGAAAACACAAACATTTGATTTTCAGCCAAACATAACTAAATTTCACATTCCAATAAGTAGTAAATTAGGTAAAAGAATAGGTAGACCAGAACAATTAAATGCAAAGTTAATGGTAGCAGCCACTGGATGGTACGCTACATTAGGTAGCAGTGATGAACAACGTTATCCAAACGCAGAAAGTTTATCTACAAAAGATGTTATTGTACAAGGCACTACATACGTAGAAGAAATGCCAGGTGTTGATACAAGTTATATTGATAAGATGGAACAATTTATTAGTGGTAATGCACAAATTATTGACACTTATCTTTCACCTAAAAAAGGATTGACTAGACCAAGTGGTATACTTTATACATATCTTAACAATCATCTAAGAGGTGATGGATTAGTAAGAGACTTCCCACAATGGGCACAAGCTAATTTAAGTGAAGGGCAAGCACAAGGTATGTTAGCAGATAAATTAGGTTATCAAAATGTACTAGGCGCAGTTGAAGGACTAACTAGAGCTAAGATGCAAATAATTAAGTCATTGAGTATAGGATTACACGGTGGTATAATGCAAACTAATCCAGAAGGATATGTGCAAGCACATCCTGAAGTTAATTTTGATAATCCATTACCCGGCCAGTTCTTAAAGTTAATTGACCAACAAAACTGGGCACCAAAGAAGATATGAGATACATAGAATTTTACGAATCAACACAAAACACAGCCGTAGTCGGTTGGGGTCGTGGTATGGGTCACAAAGGGCATATGTTGTTGGCAAGAGCAGTTATCATGCAAGCAGAACAAATGAATGCAACACCATTCTTTTTTGTCTCAGCGACAATGGGCAAAGAAGATCCATTAACACCAGAAGAAAAATTATCAATATACAAAAAAGTATTTCCTAAACAAGCAGGTATATTTAATTTTGGACAAACACTTGGGCAAGTATTGAGTGATGTAGGTAAACAATATAAAAACGTTGTTTTAGTTTTAGGTGAGACCGAAGTACCCTCATTTCAATGGTTATTGAATCCAGATAAGTCAGGTGTGTCCCCTTATAAAAATTATGGATTGAACAGTTTAAAAATCATAGCAAGACAACAAGTTAACGATCCAGCACAAAAGATTGAAGGACCAAGAGCAACACCAATGCGTGAGATTCTATTGAATCCTCAAGCAAGTGAAGAACAAAAATTTGCAATATGGCGTAGAGATATGCCTGATGCATTAAGTGATGAAGAAGTATTGTCATTGATGAATACTGCACAACAACGATTGAATGTAGCACATGCACCTAAAGTACGTAAGTCACCAGTAAAAGCATTGAAGAAGAAAACAATGGCTGAATCAGCAGTAAGTGATTTGGCTGATAAATTACCTTCATTAAAGAAATATGATTACAGCACTATTGATAATCTAATGAAACGTATCAGTGTTCGTTATAAAATTAGTGGTGATAAATTACATGACATGTTTGTTAGTAAGTATGGTCATACACCTGATACTTGGATAAAGAAAATTAAGAATAGATTAAGTGAAGGTATTGAATCAAATGAAGATATGCAACAGGTTAATAATTTTGTTGAATGGTGTATTAAAACCCTACATATTAAAAAACCATACCCAGTAATCACTTACAGTAAGAATTCAGAAGAAGCACAAGAAGGTCATCATACCGGTCGTCATACCAGTGATGGTAAGATTTGGGTATATGTTGAGAATCGTAATATGGTAGATATCTTTAGAACAATCTTCCATGAATTAGTACATCACAGACAGGATCAATTGAATATGATTGGACCCGACGATAGCTATCCAGGTAGCCCGGTCGAAGCAATGGCTGATATGCTTGCGGGTAAATACATTAAGATTTACGGCAAAGATCACCCAGAAATCTTTCAATAAGGTTACCGCAATTACGTAAACTGTTTGACTTCTTAGCGAATTAGTGTATAATAACTACTTCACTAAGGAGTAAACATGAACGATGTTAAAACATTCAACGGCGATCAAAAAATCAAACTAACACAACTCATTAATGAGGGTATGCTAGTTATGAATGAAATTGATACATTAAACGGTGGACTCACCGATACAGTAAAAGCAATAGCAGAAGAACTAGAAGTTAAACCTAGTGTACTTAAAAAGGCAATACGAATTGCCCATAAAGCAAGTTTAACACAATCAAATCAAGAACACGAACAACTCAACACTATTTTGGAAACTGTGGGCAAAACACTTTGAGTTATGTAGATGCCATCCATTCACGGGATGAAGATAAAATTTATGTAGTAGAACGAGGTACTGACGGTAAGCGTCATTACAACGAGTTCCCTGCCAATTATGTTTTCTATTACCCAGATAACAAGGGTAAGCATCGTAGCATTTATGGCAAACCAGTAAGTAGATTCAGTACTCGCAAGCGTACAGAGTTTGAGAAGGAACGCAGGATACACGGTGGTAAGGAACTCTTTGAGAGTGACATTAACGTAGTGTTTCGTTGTCTAAGTGAAAACTATTTGGGTATAGATCCTCCCAAACTACACACTTGTTTCTTTGACATTGAAGTAGACTTTGATCCAGAAAAAGGTTTCAGTCCTACTACTGACCCATTCAATCCCGTAACAGCTATTTCATTGTATTTGGATTGGCAAGACACATTGATAACATTGTGTATTGCACCAAAGCACATGAGTAATGAAACAGCATGGGAAATTACACGTAAGTTTGAGAATACATTGCTTTTCAAAAATGAAACGGAAATGTTTGAGACATTCTTTCAATTGATTGAAGATGCAGATGTGTTGACTGGCTGGAACTCAGAAGGATACGACATACCATATATGGTTAATCGTGTCACACGTGTAATGAGTAAAGACGATACACGTAAATTCTGTTTAATGGGTCAACTACCCAAGCCAAGAGAGTATGAACGATTTGGTAAGTCAGAACAGACTTATGATTTAATCGGTCGTATTCACATGGACTATTTGCAACTCTACAAGAAATACAACTACGAAAGTCGCCATAGCTATAAACTAGATGCTATTGGTGAAATGGAAGTTGGTGAAAACAAAACACAATACGAAGGTACTCTTGACCAATTGTATAACAAGGACTGGCAAAAGTTCTTAGAGTATAACAGACAAGATACTATGTTGTTGGTTAAGATTCACAACAAACTTAAATTCTTAGATTTGGCTAATGCATTGGCACATGAAAACACAGTACTGTTACCAACAGTTATGGGTTCAGTGGCAATGATTGAAATGGCTATCTATAATGAGGCGCATGAGCGTGGATTAGTTGTACCAGATAAAAAACGGAGAAATATAAATGCAGATGAAACACAGCAAGCCGCAGGTGCCTTTGTTGCTACGCCGAAAAGAGGTATGCACGAATACGTCGGGGCAGTCGATATTAACTCACTCTATCCTTCGGTCATCCGAGCAGTTAACATGGCGGGCGAGACTATTGTTGCCCAAGTCAGACAAACTTTAACCGATCAGTACATGAAAGACAAGGGTCTTAGATTAGCACAAGAAAAGAAACGTTATAAAGAAGGTGACGATGATGTGGGTGGTGCTATTCTATGGGAAGGTTTGTTTGGTGCGTTAGAGTATACTGCTATTATGAACCAAGAGCGTGGCACTATGCTTACTGTTGACTATGAAGATGGTCGCTGTGAAGAAATGTCTGCGGCAGAGATATGGAAGATGGTCTTTGACAGTCACAAGCCTTGGATGCTTAGTGCAAATGGTACAATCTTTACATACGAGAAAGAGGGCGTAGTTCCAGGACTATTGTCTCGCTGGTACTCGGATCGTAAAGCAATGCAGAAGAAACTAAAAGAATCAACTACTGATGAAGACCGTGATTATTGGGACAAGCGTCAGTTAGTACGTAAGATTTTATTGAACTCTGCATATGGCGCATTGTTGAATGAGCATTGTCGTTTCTATGATAAACGCATTGGGCAAAGTGTTACATTGTGTGGTCGTCAGATTGTTAAACACATGATGAGTACTATCAATGAAACAATCGCAGGTGAATATGCACACGACGGTGAAGCTATCGTATATGGTGATACTGACTCATGTTATTTTACTGCATATCCTATTCTCAATTCGCAAATAGCGAATGGTGAACTAGTGTGGAACAAAGAAACTTGTATTGGATTGTATGATAGTATTGCTGACCAAGCAAACGAATCATTCCCCGCATTTATGGAAAAAGCATTTCACTCACCTCGCAAGAATGGTGAAATCATTAAAGCAGGTCGTGAATTGATTGGTGATCGTGCTATCTTTATTACAAAGAAACGCTATGCTATCAATATCTTTGATAAAGAGGGCAAGCGTAAAGATAAAGATGGTAAACTAGGTGATATCAAAGCTATGGGTCTTGACTTGAAACGTGCTGATACTCCTAAATACGTACAAGAATTCTTAATGAGTGTTCTCAGTATGGTCATTCAACAAGGTAAAGGTCGTGATGAAGTCATTGAAACTATCAAAGACTTCAAGCGAACATTATCCGAGCAAGATAGTTGGACAAAAGGTTCACCTAAATCAGTTAACAAGTTAACAATGTATGGTGAGAAAGAAGCAAACAGTAGTAAAGGTCGTGAGAATATGCCCGGTCATGTACGTGCGGCATTGAATTACAACTATCTACGTAGAGTCAACGGTGACCAATACAGTCAAAAAATTGTTGATGGTATGAAGGTAGTAGTTTGCAAAATGAAACCTAATCCATTGAATTTTACAAGCATTGCTTACCCAACAGACGAACTGCGACTACCTAAATGGTTTACAGAATTGCCCTTCGATGATAAAGCAATGGAACAAACACTTGTCGATGAAAAGATTGACAACTTACTCGGAGTATTAAGTTGGGATATCAAAACCAACATTGATACTGATTCAACATTTAGTGATTTATTTACTTTCGGTTAAACTAATGTTTGACATTCGTAAAATATTCCACTATAATACACAGATAATCTTCCTAAATAACTTAAAGGACATAAAATGAAAGATACATTACTAGACATTATTCAACACACTTCAGCATTAGGAAACATTGACCTAATCAAAGTGACAGGCACTGATACATCAACTGTTATCAATGCAGTGGCAGAAGATAAGACAGTTATCATTACTGGTACATTCAAAATACCCCATCCCGAATTCATCGGTGTGTTTGGTATGCCTAATCTAGGTAAACTTAAAACTATTTTGGGTTTTGATGAATATGATGATACATCAAAAATTTCAATGACACGTGTAATGCGTGACGGTGTTGATACTCCGGATAGTATTCACTTTGAGACATTGGACAAATCATTCATTAATGATTATCGTTTGATGCCACGCACAGTGACTGAAGACAAAGTTGGAAATGTTTCATTTAAAGGTACAACTTGGAACGTAGAGTTTGAACCAGCAGTTGCAAATATTTTACGTTTAAAGAAACAAGCAAGTGCAAACAGTGAAGAACCAAACTTTATGACTAAAGTAGACGGTACTGACTTGAAAATTTATTTTGGTGACCCTAGCACACACAGCGGTAATTTTGTTTTTCAAAGCAACGTAGGTGGCTCATTGACTAGCAAATGGTTATGGCCTGTACAAGCTGTTATCAGTATTCTTAGTTTGCCTGGTGACAAGAAATATCGTATCAGTGATAAAGGTGCAACTGAAATCATTGTTGACAGTGGTCTTGCAGTTTATCAATATCTATTGCCAGCGAAAACAAAATGATAGGTAATATCAGTCAAACTGGTAAGTATATTGCAGTTACCGGCGGCCCTGGTAGTAACTATGTCAACAACAGTAATTACATGAGTGTTGGGGAATTACGATATAATACTAACAATCAGCAATTAGAACTATATAACGGTACTAACTGGCAACCACTTATCATGGGTCAATACAATGTTGGATTAAATCCTGATGCTGAACAAATACTTGATTGGGCTAAGACTAAGATGCGTGAAGAATACAAACTAGAGCAACTTGCAAAAGAAAATGTTGCTATACAAGACTTAGTAAATCAAATTAATGAGAAGAAGGATCAAATCAAAATGGTTCATATTCTCACTAAAAAAGAATCAGAACAATCAATTAATTGGGCGCAAGCACCTTATGGATCAAGTTAATTTATCAGATAGTCATAGCCCTGAATGGGCATTGTTCTTACCCGCAGTCAGTAGCTTTTATATCTCTGGCTTAGGCAAGCAACGTGAGGGTGAGCCTTACTTTGACTTAGCACGAATCCCTGCAGCCTTTAATGGTGATGTAGAGAAACTCAACTTCTTAAACAGTAAAGAAGGTCTTTACTATTACAAATGGGGATTGTATTCTGCTGGTCATGCTAACTTAGATACGAACAAAGTTGATCATAATGAAAGCATCATTCGCAAACGTGAAGAAGATACATTCATATTAGGTGACTCTGGTGGTTTTCAGATCCTTAAAGGTCAATGGCCAGCAGACTGGAAGGATCCTAATTGTCCTAAAGCAATGATTAAGCGCAAAGCAGTATTGAATTGGATGGACACATACATGGACTATGGTATGTGTTTAGATATTCCTAGTCAATCTGAAACTACATTTGGTCTTCAAGATAAGAATGGCAACAGTTTGCATGGCATTAGGAATGTTGATGATGCTATTGTTGCTACTCATATCAACAATGAATACTTTATTAAGAATCGTAATGGTAGTTGTAAGTTTCTAAACGTATTGCAAGGTCGTACTCATACTGATAGCGATACATGGTATGATGAGATGAAGAAATACTGCGACCCAAACATCTACCCAGATAATCATTTCAATGGTTGGGCATTTGGTGGACAAACAAAGATAGATGTCCATCTAATGTTGCGTAGAATGGTCGATATCATATATGATGGATTGTTACAAGAAGGTAAACATGACTTGATTCACTGTTTGGGTGTATCAATACTTGAGTACGCTGTATTGTTTACTGATATTCAGAAAGCTATTCGTAAGAATCACAACCCCAAACTACAAATCACATTTGATTGTGCAAGCCCATTCTTCTCTGCGGCTAAAGGTCTGGCTTATTTCAATAATAACATTGAACATGAAAAGAAATGGTCATACAGTATGGAGAAAACTGCTGAGAACAAAAACTATGCCATTGATAATCGTAAATTCAGAGACGGAGTTTTGGCTGATGGCATCCATAAAGTCTTTACAGATAGTCCAATTACTGATAAACTACTAATGAAGGACTTGTGTTATCGAGGTCAAGGCTTCATTGGTCAACATGGTAAAGAAACTAAAACAAGTTGGGATACTTTGAGTTATACGTTGTTACAAAGTCATAATGTCTATCAACATATGTTGGCAGTTCAGGAAGCAAATCGCAAATATGAAACAGGTGTTATTCCTGCAATGCTTAAGCATAACTTGTCCGGACTAACATTCAAACAAGTTATTGATGATGTATTTGCACAAAATACTAGACAAGCTAGCCATGATGTTATTGATGCACATAGTAATCTATGGAAACAAATGCAAAGTGGTAGTCAAGGTATGAGTGGTAAGAAAACTGTTAATTCATTAACTAAATTTAACGAATTGTTTGAGTTTGTATAATGAATGATTATCTAGTTCAACAAAATAATGATGAGAGTGGTGGCACACATCTTTCTATGAAAGATACAATTATATTCAACGGGTCTACGAATGATGAAATGTTAAAAATTACACCTGATGGCTTTTATGTTCGCGGTGTAAAAGTTCATCAAGATGAACATGAAGCAGAAACAGTTTACAAAACATTTCATCAATGGCTTACATGGGCAACATTAACAAGGAATTTTTAAAATGGAACAAAGAGAACAAGCATTAATAGAACAACGTGAACGTATTCGTACAATAGCAAACAGATTTATCTGGGTTACTTTTCAACGTGAAGGTATTCATTGCTATCCACAAGCAGGTCATGATCCTGCATTAGCAACAGGTGACGAATATGATGTTAGCTTTTTAAGTACACCACATCGTCATATATTTCATTTCCGAGTTGGCATTCAAGTAACGCACAACGATCGGGACATAGAGTTCATTCAATTCAAACGTTGGCTTGAAAGTTTATTTCAAGGCATACTTGAGTTGAATAACAAAAGCTGTGAAATGATTAGTGATGACCTCTATGAAGTCATTGCAACTCGCTACCCAGACCGTGACATTCAAATCGAAGTCTCAGAAGATGGAGAGAACGGATGTTCAATTAACTATAACACAAAACGACCACATTTGACAGTCGTAATTTAAGAGGTAATATAATGGCAAAACCAACTTTTCAACCTAATCCTAAAGTTCATCAAATCTTTGAAGACTTGGAAAAGTATTTAGAATTCTGTGTTGACTTTGGCTATAAGTATGATGAGGCAAGTTTGTACGATATGCGTAGCTATGTGTACCGTCAACATCAAAAACAACTGACAAACAAGTGGCCTAAAGACAGTTGGGCAGAAGACCGTCGTCATAATGCGTAAGCTATATTATTGCGGCCTTGAGCCGTACAAGGCTCGATACACTCTACAACTACAAGAGTGGAATCGTGCTGTCTTTGATAAACGGGGCATTGATTATGTTATTGTCCCGGGCGAAACACTAAGTAACGACCAAGCGATTGTTACTGGTCAAGTATTAGATGCACATGGTCGCACATACTTTGGTATGTCGCAACTAATGAATTTGATTCGTATGATGAAAGCCGGTGAACTAAACAATGAAGATGTTATCTACTTTGAAGATATGTTTCAGCCTGGCATTGAATCTTTACCCTATATTCTTAAACAAATCGACACAGTTAACAGGCCTCGGATTTATGTTCGCTGTCTTGCTCAGTCCATTGATCCTGATGATTTTGTTCATGTATGGGGTATGGCTAAGTTTATGGGTCACTATGAAAAGATGGTTGACTCATTCGTAGATGGTATGCTTGCAACGAATGAAGAAATGGTAATGAACATGAAGATTGCAGGCTGGGAAGCCCCAATTTATAATATATCAGGTCTTGCATTTGGTAAAAAAGAAGTACGCGGGCGTGTTGGCGAACTAAAGCCATTTAATGAGCGTACACCTCGTATTGTATTTACCGCACGTTGGGATCAAGAAAAGCAACCTGATTTCTTCATGGATGTTATTGAAGAATTCAATAATAGATACGGTAATAGAAGTGCAGAGTTTGCGGTATTAAGTGGTGCACCACTACGTAGTAACAATAGTAGTTACATGGAACGCACACATCAAATGCGTAGAGATGGTAAACTCAAAGTATATGAAGATTTAGAAAAAAATGACTACTATAGTCTCCTTAATGACTCAAGAGTTTTGTTCAACTGCGCCCTCCAAGATTGGGTCAGCAATACGGTCAGTGAAGCAGATACTCTTGGTTGCAATGTACTTTATCCTGCTTATCGCAGTTTCCCCGAAACCTTTGCAAATGATTATACAAGGCTGTATACTCCATGGAGTGTAGAAGATGCCGCAATCAAGTTATTCAATATGCTACATACACCGCATAAAAAGCAAGGTATGATTAGTGATTGGAATGATGGTACTATTGACCGTATCTGTGATATCATGGAGGGCAATGGTGAGCAATGGTTGCGTATGAGTACTGACTATCGCAAGCACACAAGAGAAAGTAAATATTAAGATGATTATTGAAATATTAATTGCATTAGGGTATACAACAATATCATTTGTTATTGTTATGTTGATATATGCCGCAATCAGTAAATTATCAAAATCAAAAAGCCAACACAAGGAGTAAACATGGCAACTTGGAAATTATCAACATACTATAAGAAAAGTGCAATTGAACGACAAATTTGGGTTAAGGATGATAAGGTAATCATCCGTGAAGAAGGTTATCGTTGGGGAACATTCTATGTTCAATCCGATGAGCGTCCTCTTACTGATGCAGAATTGATTAATGAACATGGATATGAACTTGGTTGTCTTGACAATGATGAGTGTTGGGAACTAGATAGTTTAGATGATGGATGTTGGGCTGATTCAACAGCAGGTAGAAATTGTACCGAAGAAGATTTAGAAGCATTTGAAGAAGCCTGGGAAGAAAATTACAATGAGGGTGTAGAAGAATTGGGTTGGAGTAATGATGATACTGAGTTTGAATTTCAAGGTCCATTAGTATTGACTAATGAAGATACCGGTGAAGAATTCAATGGTGATGAAATCACAAAACCAGAAGTAACAGAATCAGTTACACTCAAAACACTTAATCCAACAGCGGCATGGCCTTTTGGTGACGAACCAATTGATTATGTTGAAGTTGACCCAACAACATGGCCCTCTCCAAATAGTAATTTTGTAGAAACTGCTAAATGGCCCTTCGAAACAAAAACTAAAGAGGA